CGTTGTAGCCTTTGAAATACCAGAGAATGAAAGAATAAATCAAGTCAACAAGAGTTGCAGACCTCACATACTTTGTGTTTGTTTTGGTCAATACGATCTCCTGAATCCTTCCTCCCTTTTCATAAAACATATACCCTAGTCCACCTACGAAAATAATACTGATAAGAAACATCATATCAAGTGGAACCTGTCTGGGAAGGAACACAGCAATATTTGCCATGTCATGAGACAACCATGTGAACCATAACCAGCCTGTAGTACACCATTGACCTACTCTCCACCACTTTTTGTGGTCTTCAGGTATGTCTTTATTTTCCCAATACTTTGCAACTGCCCACCAGATGATGTATGCGGCTGAAGCTGCAACCAGATAACCCATTGCAGATTTCAACAATACTTTCTCTAGTACGACTGTACTTGCAAATGCAGAGAGAACTAAAAAGGTTGTACTAACTGGAATACCAAATCTTGTAAGAAGTACAAGAATCAAAGGTGCAACGGCATGATACCATTGTATGGGTTGGTATGGAATTTTATTGAGTCGCCCGTATGATATATCACCACCATTTACAGACCACCCATACCATATTGTAAAAAGGAGAACCGAACTAGCGGCTCCCCACATTACATACCATCTAAATCTTTCTGAGTTAGATGCGATCCAAGTTCCCAATGTTTGAACTGAATCGTTTGCTATTACTGAATATGAGGCTAGCAAAAAGCCTACCCATAGATATAAAAGTGACAAATCCATCGTATCTCCTTTCTGGGATTTCACCCCCTTTGAAAAGTCATCAACGAAAGTATTTATCTAACACAAACCTAATATTCAAAAGTCATTAATTGCCACCAAATTCTTCACATTATGACGAACTTCTTCCAGAGTTTTATACTCCAAAGGGACAAGACCTTGATCTGCAAGATACCCATACTCACCCATTGCAGCCTCTGATGTATATTCTGCCATAAACTCTGTCATGCCTGGAATATATTTAAAATGTTCTTTCTTTGCATAAAAGAACAATGGTCTTGCAATTGGATATTCGTAACTTTGAATGGACTCAAGAGAAACCTCAACTCCCTCAATGAGAACACTTTGAATCAAGTCACGATTCTGGTCAAGAAAAGAGAAACCAAAGATGCCAAATAAATCTGGGTCTTTGTCTAATCTTTTGACAATAAGAGTATCATTCTCTCCAGCTTCTTCTACTGGTCCATCCTCACGAAATGAATGGCACTTCTTTTTTCCCAACTTCTTATACAATCCGGCTTCCTTACACCCTTTATTCATCACTAGCGCATCCCACGCATCTCTTGTTCCAGATGTTGGGGGTGGTGCCATGATTGCAATTTTCTTTTTTGGTAATGAAGAATCTATTTCATTCCAATACTTGGGTTTTGGTCCGTGTTCTGCCATTGCAAGAAATAATTGTTTCTTGGTTAGATTCCATTTCTTCTGTCCTGCTTTTTGTGCAAAGACGATTCCATCATTTCCAACAATCACTTCGATGATACCATTGACTCCATTTGACTTACAGAGTTCAATCTCACTTTTTTTGATTGCTCTGGATGCATTAGTGAAATCTGGATGTTTTGTACCTAACCCAGCACAAAACAACTTCATACCACCACCTGTTCCAGTGGATTCAACGATTGGAGTTTTCCAACCCTTCTTACCATGTTTTTCAGCTACAACTGTAGTGAATGGATAAACTGTAGAACTACCTACAATTTGTATTTGTTGTCTCGCAAACGATTCTGGGACATACAATAACAATCCACAAAATATTGAAACAAACATAGAAAATAATAACTTCATTTTATCCTTTCTGGGTTCTCACACCCTTTGCATAGTTATTATCTTAGTACTTATAGAATTTATGTTTTGATTACGTTAGATAACGAATAAAAGTGTGTATGAGAAATGCATCAACCACATCCGATAGAGGATTAGACTCAGGCTCACACTCAAGAATGTCTTTGAGTTCCACACCTGTCTGGTCAACGAATGCATTGTACATATCTGTCTTGGATGCATTCCCCTTACCAGTAGCCCACTTCTTGATTTCGGTAGGAGTGACTATTTGTGTATTAAGATTGTTTTTGTAGAGTTTGTGTTTGAGTAGACCAGTGTTTTCACCAATATTAAACACTTGTCCCTTGGCTGCAAATGCATATCCTTCTAGGATAATTTCTGCATGGACAGGAATTTGAGCTACAATCCAGTTCGATATGAAATCATACCGAAACTCTTCAGAAGGCCAAGTTCCAAAGTGAGAACCCTTGATTTTACCATCAAGGTAGGATTTTGCAAATTTTTTGGTAGGAGTTAAGAATTGTATCCTGCAATTTGTGAAGGTTCCCTCACCCACACAAATTGCAGGGGATGTCATACTGTAATCAATCCCAACTTTCGTCTTCGTCATAATCTTCTTCCATTTCAATGTTGTCGCTTCCACAAAACGGACAGCAACTAATCATGTATCTGGAAGTATTTAGATCATGTTTCAGCTGGTATGTTGCGTTACATTCTTGACATTCAATATCTATTTCTGTAGTCATGCCGAAGGAATATCAACCACTTCGCAAACTCCTGCCGAGCAGGCAAGTTCCTGAGAAGCTACAGTGTAATCTTGCTCTTCGTACTCAGCAAGTTTAGACCAATTGACATTTTTGGGCATTTCTTTCAATGCAGATTCATATTCCTCTTGTGAACAATCTTGATAAGGCGCCTGCTTGTAAGTATGTTCACTAAAAGGTAAAAATGATATACCAGAGATACTATCAAAGTTCTCGTACACCCATGAAGAAGTCTTGATCCATTCATCTTCTTTTACTGAAACAGTTATAGAAGGTTTGTGTTCACACCAGTATTCTTGGTATGTTTTCCATAGTTCTAGTTGTTCCAGAGCTGTCATATCCATACGACATACTGCATCATCTGGTGATTTCATTGGAAATGAAAATACAGTAGTATTATTTGGTTTGGTTACATCTGGTTCATTTGGAAACCCTTCAGCTTTCATGAAACGTGTCAGAGGGTCTTTGTTGTCACCTCTTACAGTTCTGATGTAATATGGATTATGTCTTGCATGAATACCAGATGCAGAATCAACCAATTGAGAAACTGTTCCCGATGGTTTGACACAAGTGATTGCAGCTGACCTATTGATGTTCAGTTTTTCTGACCATTCTTTATTTGTTTCGACTGCAAACTCACGGAGTTTTTCCAAATCTTTTCCAAGAGTGTCAAGTCCACCCTTTTTACCATTTGTAATGGCATTATCCATTATTCCTGTGAGGGAGACTCCAAGAAGTCGTTCATCTTCACAGTTGCGTTTCCACTCTCCTGTAATGTATCTAAAATTAGTGAGCGTAGACTGCCAGGTGCCAAGGATAGTTGCAAGTCGAACTTTCTTTTTGAGAGATTGAAGAGAGTCCCTTCCTCTGACAACGCATTCAGTAAGGTTGCAGAACTCTCGACTTCGTAAAATGATTTCAGAGCAAGGGTTTGTGCCGAAATCGTCCCTGGCATCTCTGCGAATAATGTTTTGGCCATCTTTGTCCTTTTCTTGATTTAATTTTTCGGTTGTTTGTTTGGCAGACATACTATTGTAGATACCTCGTTCACCCGATTTGGAATCATAAAGGGATAACCACTCTCGCATGAAAGTTCCAACGTCTGGTTTTTCTTTATAATTGACGGAGTTGTTTGCGAGAGCCCTTTGCACATTTTGTTCCCACCAGTTTCCAGACTTGGCGTATCGCATCTCTCTATCGCCGAGGTCACTAAGACTAATAAGAGCGCTCCTCCGTACACCACCAACCACCACAATCTCTGCGGTTTTACAAACCAAGTCATGAGCTTCGACGGCTTTGAGTTTTCTTCCTTTTGCATTTTGAAATAAGTTCACTGAGAATTGAAATAAACTATCCAATGGCTCTGGACCCGATGCCCTACCACCAAAGGTTTTTAACGGAGTTCCTGCTGGTCTGACTTTAGACATATCCCACTTGGGTATTTGTCCTATTACCAACATACCAAGAAGTTCTTTAAATGCTTTTGCCCACCCTAGTTTAGAATCTCGTACTACAATTGTTGTCTCTGTTTCATAAAATTCTTCTGCGACTACTGGTAACTTGTTTACATACTCTTCTTCTACAGAGAAACCTACACCTGTTCCATTCATAAGAACGTACAGAACTTCATCAAAAGACCTAATTGAATCTACTTTAATATATGAACAATTATAAGCTGCAACATTCTCTCGTTTAAGTGCATCTCCAGCTGTCATTAAACATCTCATTGATGGCATAACGTCTAGTTTTAGTACTGCATCTCTTAACTCTTTTGTTTCTTCTTCAGTAACATCGTAACTGTAATTCTCCTTGAGATGTTCTTTAAAAAAGTTAAAATACCTATCTACTGTCTCTTCCCATGTCTCTCTTCGTTTTTGGTCATAATCCCATCTTGCATATCTTGAAAGATGTATGAATGATTGGTACTCGGTGGGTAATTTCATATCTTTTTCCATTTCTTGATTTCTAGGTAAGCCTCCAGACCTTTAAAAGTACGAGATTTTATGAAACCCATAATATCCTTATAGTCTCCAGACATTACCATGTCGTTAATATCTTTACAATCCAAATCACTTGGCCATACTACAACATTGTAATTTCTATCCACCGACTTGTACATACGTTCTACTGTATGCTTGTTTCTTGGTTCATTGTCGTAAATTACAGTTGTAGTTGTAGGTTCCAACCTGAGTAAGTTCAGGTCGGCACCAGCAACCGCCAAACAGTTGTCTATAAAGAGAGAATCAATTGGACCTTCAACCACAAAGACATGAGAATCAAAGTCAATGCGTTCAAGTCCATAGATTTTCTCTTTTTCCGAAACAAGTTTTAGTGTGATGTATCTAGGAGTTTCGTTACCAAAGGCACGACCTTGGTACGCAAACATTTTTCCTGACTTGTCAAAGAAGGGTATGACGAGCCGTGGATAATCTATATTTATACTCCTAAACTTTTCAGAAAACATTCTTCGGGACCACTCATAGAATTTATCTGAGAGATACAATCTGTCCCAATGTTTCTCAGGAATTTTCCGTTGTTTTATATAGGTGAGTGCTGGATGGTCACTTTCTAAATCACTAATCTTTTTGAGTAGTGACAACTCCTTGTTTTGTGGTTTCTCAAACTTAGGTGCTTCAAACTGGAAAGGAACCTTATCTGGAATAGGAGTGTTACCTCTGGTCTGTCCTGACTGATACTTTTCTAATACGTACTCTTTATGCAGTAAGGCGTCTATGCTTTTGAGGAAATTGTTGAATGTGTGACCAGCACTACAGTTATGACACTTGAAGAAGTACTGAGTCTTTTTCTTGTAGATGTATCCTCTAGCTTTGTCCTTTCGTTTGTGGGAGTCTCCACAAACTGGACATCGAAAATTCCAGAGGTCATCTCTTACTTTTTTAAATCTTTGAAGCCTAGATGTGCATAGATTGATATACTTTAGGTCAATATAATTCATTATGTAGGGGGAGTGTTACTGGAGCGCTCCAACTGTTTGCAACGCTGTCATTATAAAGGTAAGGGTAAGTATAATACCCCCGACAGTCCATTTCCACTTCTCTAGACCGCCTATGTCTCGTTCATTTTCATCTATCTTATCACAGAGTTTTTCAAATGTCAAGTTTATTTCGTCAGAAATTTCTCTTTTCATTGTAGACATTCTGGAATGTACCTCCTTAAAGTCTTCTCTGTTTTGATTAACGTGCCCCTCAAAAGATTCTGATATCTGTTTGATTTGTTCTTTTAGCACTGCAATTTCAGCTTCTACATTCATCTAACACTTTTCATAGCAAATGCTTGCATTGCCATAAAACTTTTTTTGTCCTTATTAATCATATCTTTGAATTTGGTTTGATTGTCCTTATTCAAAGCGTCATACACTTTTGTCATAGCGCTTGCAGTAAACATATCTATGGAAGCTGATTTACCATCCTTAAATTTGACTCTCTGCATTTGTTGTTTCTTCACAATATTTCTCATAATATCTAAAACGTCTTCATTCAATCTGGTAAACTCTTCTGTTGCATTGAGAACTTGTTCTTTCAGTCTTGCAACTTTACCCCATTGTCCACCACCATTTCTATTGAACCGAACTCCTCTTATTGCACCAGTTGTAGCATTTTGAAGA